CAAACAAACCATCAGTTGAATCAAATAAACTAGCAATATCAAACCTATTATATTTGCATGTAAAGGTAACACGACTATTATATATGCCACCTAAGTCGAATGTAGGGAAATCATATGTACCATCTAAGTTAAATGCTGTTTCTCCACCATCATCAAATAGACCTGTATTATCATCAAAGTTTCCGATACCTGTATCAAACAATTCTCCCTCAACGATTTCTAAGAAGTTTGTGCTATCCCTTGTGACTACTTCTGTTTCTGACTTTGTTCCTGTGAAGTTTGGTGATTCTGTTGATGATGCTACTGCATTAAAATCTTCTCTTATTCTGTCTAAGATAATAACTGATTTAGCTGAGTTCTCACTTTCTAACCCTAATACATCAATAGCCTTAATCATATACGTGCCTGTCTGTGCAGGTAACAATAATGTGTTTGCAGGTTTAGCTACTTTTTTAGCTACAACAAGACCTTCTTCAAATTTAGTTGTCGTGGTAAGTGGTGTATGTCTTACTATGTAATGTGATAAATCTAAATCAGGCACAGGTGTCCAATTCAATGCTACAACATCACCTATTACATTAGTTGAGAAATTAGTTACATCACTCGGTGGTGCTGTTTTACCAATGACTTCATGTGTTAGTGTTGTGAATGAACTGTGGACATTAAAACTATTTATTGACCTTGCTCTGACATCATAAAATGCTCCATCTTGTGCATTAACTAACTCAAATATATTTCCTTTGCTTCTTCCTAGAGATACATATTCACCATCAGGGTCATTAGTATTTAATGCTTCTACTTCAAATTCATTCGTTGTTCCCTGACTACTAGAGCACACTACTTTTAATATTGTTATTGGAGTTTCTGCATATAGTCTTAATTCATCTGTTACTACAAGTGATGGTGCTGTCACAGTTTGTGCTGTAGGTAAAGTAGTATTATCTATTGCAAACAAACTCTCCTCTGCATCCCAATCATATATTGTTGAATTTGTTTCTCTTAATACAACATCTATCCCAAGATTATCTGTTGATGTATCAAACGACCATTCAGCTACTTCAAATACTTTATTAGTGAATCCTAGTCTAGAATTGCTTACATTTACAGTATCACCAACTTGTAGCTTAAAACCTTTTAGATTTATCCTTGCTGTTAATACTATTTGCTGTCTATTTTTAAATAATATTACCTTAGCAATCCTTTGTGCTGTAGCACTAGATTGTGTATAAGGTAAGTCTATATCTGCATAAATACTTTCACCATCTGCTGATACAAATGTACTGCTTGTAACTACAGGATAATCTGTTGGTTGCCAATTTGTCTCTGATGATGTGAATATACCTTTAACTGTATTAAATAGCTGTTTTCTAGACTGTTTAGTTTGAACGTTAATACCACTTATAAAATCATTCTCATCAAGAGATACTGTTGGTGCTACATATTGTCCACCTGTAAGAATAAACTTACCATTAGAATAAGAAAGATTACCTAAACAAGATGTTAATAAATCTTCTAGCACATTCATTGGTGCTATATCTGAATAAACAATACCATTACAGGTATATCTTTTTTCAGTACCACCACCTGATAAGGTTACATTTTCATCAGCTAAATTAGCCATTGTAGTAAATGATGTAGTATCTATTTCTGATGTACTTATGCCTAAACCTAATCTTGAATCAGTTAAATAATCATAAATACATAAAACAGGGTTATTAGAATATGCTGTTGTTGAAGTTCTAAAATCTAATATCTTTTTACCTTTTATTTCAGCACTTATATTTGGAATACCATTAGGGAACATATCTGTGTCGTATTCCATTCTGATATAAAGATAGGCTATTCCTCTTAATCTATGATTGCTTGTCCATTTGCTGACAGCAGACCTTAAATCAGCATCAGCTAATTGATTATCACTTCCTAAATGCTGTTTGATTCTTATCTTGTAATCAGATGCTCTTACAGTCGATGCTCCTGTGTATTGACTTGGTGATGTTACTCTATATCTTGTAATTCCATTTGAATCTGTTCCATAACTTGTTAAAGATAATGCTTCATCATTAAAATATATGGTATCAAATGATTGTATTTCATGTGATGCAATTTGAATTACAACATGTATTTCTTTATTATTGTCAGTTGCTTCCATAAACAATATAGAGCCTGATTTTTTAGATGTACCATATACTGTTTCTCTTGGTGTAATTGGTTGCTTAGACATTACACTTCTGTTAGTAGAATGTGAGCTATTAGCACTTTGTGCTACTGATGAATTACGACTTGTTGGTCTTGGTAATAATACTGATGCAATACCTGTACTAACTAAAAGACCTGCTAATACACTACCTGCACTACTGACTACTGTACCTGCTACATCTCCTACTGCACCAACAACACTTCCTACTGCTTTACTAACACCACCGACAACACTCCCTACTGCCTTTCCAACACTTTTGACTACACCACCCATTTATAATGCTCCTGAGTTAATTGATGTTTGATTGCAGTAATCTCGTTATTATCGTTTACTCTTAAATAATTCATCTTTTTTTTATTACCTAGTATTTTACTAAAATACTTTTTAATCCATCTCGTTTTATATTTAACATTCCTTGTAGATAATATATCAATCAGCCAAAGATTATTACCACAATTATATCTCAATAACCTTCCTGTTTTTTTAAAAATGTCTTGTGTATGTTCATCTAAAAATGCCCAAGATACAAAACCAACTATCTCGTTGTTATCATAAAATATTTTGAATTGACCTGAATTGAATATAGGTATTAGATAATCAAAAAGTTCTTTTCGTGTGAATCCTTGATACTTTTTAAATTTATAGAATAGCTCGATAACACCATACATTAGGTTGTTCCACCACCCCAAATAATTTCTTTATCTTGTAAATCATCTACAAACTCTAATCCTTTATCACCTGAAAATAATTCTTTTTGGTCTCTATCTGTATATCTTCTATCTTTTGCTCTTTCTAAGGATATTAATTTACTTTCTACTGATACTTGAATACTACTTTCATTACCTGTCTCTATAATAGACATAGTATCTACATACCCACTAAAAAGCTTATAAGGTGTATCAACTATTTGTGTTCTATTATCGATTGTATCTAACACACCAAAATATATATCAACTGCTACTCCTTCTGCTGTTTCAGTTAATACTTCTGCAAGAATAGATGATGGTATTCCTGATAGGGTTATCTTTGTGCCTGTTGCTCTAACTTCTCCTGATTCTTCAATGTTAGCTATCTCTAAAAGGTTTCCTGAGCCTACATAAGTTTCAGAATCTATAAACAGTTCATTATATCCTGTCCATAGGTTTAACTTATCAGGTGAAAACCAAAATGATACAGCATGAAAGGGTTGTAGCTGTGAGCTATCTAGTTGTGCTTGAAAGTCTGTGCCTAGAGTACGAGCCATGTCTCACTACTTCTTGGTTGCTTTCTTTTTCTTTACTGTCTTTGGTTTATCTTCTTTAGATGCAGTTTTCTTTTTAACAACTTTCTTTTCTTCAGGCTCTACAGTTTTAACTTCCATAGCTAATCCTGAATCAACAAAAGTTTTACCTAAATCTTTCTGCCATTGCTCTTTGCATTCAATGATTTCATCTTTCTCGTACCATTTAGTGCCATTACCACTTTCGTTTCCTGAGCCGATACATCTTTGTAACATTTTAATCTTCATTTATTTACCTCTAATTCGTACATTTTCTCTACTACTTGTTCCCATGATATAGGCTCTGTTTCCCATACTATACCACCATATAAAAAGTCTATACGACTTTCCAAGCTTCCTTTTATATGAAACTTAGCCTTTGGGTCTATCTTATAGATAGCCTTAATGATACTTAACTCTTTCTCAGTATATGGTGTATTCACACTCATAGTATACCTCACTAGTGGTGGGTAGACCGAATGATAAATCTACCCACCTTGTAGTCTAGCTATAGACTAATTAAGCATCCTCAGAATCCATTGGATTCCCTTTAACAACAACAACACCTATTGGTGTTCCATTGCTATGAGTACCTGTTGCATCAATTTTACATCTGATGTAACGTGAGTTACCTATATAGCCTATTTGGCTACATTGTGGTGTTTCACCATTTGCATCAAGTGTTAAAAAGATACCTGAGCCATCAACACTACCTTCTGTAACAGAAGTAGATGAAGTAACAGCAGTATAAGTAGAATCATCATCTGATTCTTCTAGGATGAAGTCAAACTTTACAGAGCCACTTAATGTGTCTCCTTCTATGCCTGAGTTCACTACTACCATTGCTGATTGAAAGCCTTTTAAGTCTACACCTGTACCATTAGCATCTGCTGTAACAACAGCAGGTACTTGGGTAGCAACTGCAACTGTTTTATTTGAAATGTCTCTCATTTGCTATCTCCCTTATGCACTAATGTTTTGTAGTCTAATTGCTTCAGGTAGAACAACTGTTCCCCCGACCCTTCTACGAGCAACATATCTGATGTTACCTGATGTAGCTTGTGAGTATGGGTCTCTCATAATTGAAAGATTAACTCTGTCCACGATTGTGTATGCTTTTGAGAAGTCTCCGAAAGCAATAGGTTTTGTTCCTGCACCTACATTAGGCATATCTGTAGCTAATGTGTATTGGAAACCTGCTATTGTTGATGGAGCTCCTGCAACAAGTGTCATACCTGTGTGGAATATTTTTTGACCTGCTGTATCTTCTAACTGAAGAACTTTAGCAAATGTGCCACGATTCATAACGAATCTTGACCCTGCTAAGTAATCAGATTTGATAGCATACACTAAGTCAAGTAGACCATCAGCAGTTAATGCTGTGCCATTACCTGAATTGGTAGAGCCAACACCTGCTGTGCTGTCTGTGAAACCTAAAGGTTGTCCAACACCTGAGCCACTTACAAAAGAAGTACCTTCAGCTTTGCTGAATTGTTCTGCAAATTCAGAGCCCATTTCAGATTCTAAATTGAATGCAGAATCTTCAAGCATTGCTTGTGAGATATCTACTAAAGCATATAGTTCATGAGCATCGATTGACATCATGCCTGTTGTATAGCCTGTTGTTTCAGAACGTGTTCCTGTTTCAGAAACCCATTGTGCAGAGAATTGTCCTGTACGTTTTGGAATTTCGATACCACGTTTATCTGTTTGTCTTACTCTTGCAATAGAACGAATTGGAGAGATTTCAGTTACACTTTTAATTATCTCAGCTACAAATTCTGTAGGAGCATAAAAGCCACCTAATGTATCATCTGATTCATAAAGTGCTTTCTTTTCCATTTCATCTACTTCACCTTTTCTTAGCCAATTACCGAATGCTTTAGTTTGCATATCTACATCAGTAGATTTTGAAGCATTTGGTCTTGCAAGAACAGTTTCAAGAGATTCTATTTTTGCTGTTGCTTCTTCAAGACTTTTTTGTTGAAGTTCATGTGCTTGTTTGACTTCTGCTAGTTTAGCAATGTCTTCAGACATTTTATCAACTTTTTCTTGGAGAATAGGGTCAGCATGTCCTTTTTTTTCAATTTCTTCTAAACGAGTTTTGTTCTCTGATTTGAAATCTTCAAATTTAGAGCCTAACTCATCAAGAACAACTTTGATTTCTTCTGACATTATTTGTCCTCTTAGTTAAGTTTATTGATTAACTGCTTAATACTATCAACCATATCTAGTGAATCTTCACTTTGATATGACTTATAAAGTATGTTTGCAGTTTGCTTAGCTACAGCAGTAGACATCACACCAACATCTCGTAAGTATGCTTCTATCTCTCTAGCATCCATTTCTGCTAATTTAACTTTCGTTACTTTTGCTTTTGGATTCATTGGGAATGTAACCATTGAGACTTCCATTAAGTCTACTTCTTTGATTACTCTACGTTTGTTTTTATCATCGTATTTATAGCCATCAGGTTGAAGTCTATAACCGATTGACATGGAATCTAATGCTCCCATTTTCATTAATTCAAATACTTCTCTACCTTTTTGTGTACCCATAGCTAAACGACCACTAATCTTTAGTCCTCGTTTATCTTCTTCTAGGGAATCAATAACACCGATAGGCTCATCGGTTTTGTGTTGGTAAAGTAATTTTATGCTACTTGCTTTTCTTCCTGATATGGATTTAGTGAATGCACCTTGTCTGATTACATCGTTACCTAAATCTTTGTTATTGAATACTGATGCATAGCCTTCAAACGAGCCATCATCTTCTGTTTCCATTTCTTTGTACTCACACTCTAAGTCAAGTATGTTTTGTTCAACTTCCATGTTGTCCTCTTGTTCAATAGCCATAACTCGAAATCCCTGTCAAGTATATTGTGGTCATTGTAACAATAAACTACTTATAATAACAATAAAAAAAGAGCAGAACTAAGTCTGCTCTCTCTTTGAGAAGTAACTACTCTTATTTTCTAAGAGTAGTTATTGTTCTGTAGTGATACTTTTGAATGTTATATCCACCTGCATCAATTGTTCTTAAATCAACGATACCTTTCTCACATTTGAATTGACCTTCTAAGATGCCATTGTTGTAAATACTAACTACATCTTGTATTTGACCACCTTTTTTTGAAACAGAATCGATAAGATTTGTTTTCTTAGCATTTCTGTTTTTAGCAATCAAATCTTCAAAAGCTTGAACATCAAATGGTCTTTTTGATACTGACCAACTTGCTACTCTACCTTCTTGTGAATCAGCTAGTTTTCTGAAATCCCAATAATCACTATTGTTTAGTTTGTTTAAATTGTCAACTTCACTCCATTTAGCACTTTGCTCAACGATATATGTATTAAGGTTTTTGTAATATTCTCTAGTTTTAGCTTCCCAATTATCTAAGAAAGCATCGATGTTAGCTTCAGCATCAGGGTTAATAGAATGTGTCATATTTGTTTCTCCTTTGTTTAACATGTGTCCATTATAGCATACTTTAAGTATACAATTCAACTATATTATATAAAAAAAGTATAATATTCTTGTTGATATCCATATACTAAAGGTATATATTGGTGTTATAGGTAGAAAAGTGCCTTATTTTTAAATAGATTTAGACTTGATAGTAAATGGGTTTTTATAATTGTACTTCTTGGCTAGTAAATCATGAGCATATAAAGATGCCTGTGCATTGGTCAAACCTTTATTAATACCTTCTGAATAGAAGATTTCGTAATCTTGACCTTTTTGTTGTCCTTCTTGTTTCTTACTCAACAATATCTCCTTCATCATAGTATAAAACAAAGCATCTACAGTTTATAGTATTAGATGCACCACCATTTGGGTCTCCTGCAAATTGCAGTTCTTTTTCAATCACACCACCACCTGCAACAGGTGTCATGATTTTAAATGGTTTATCAATGCCCACTCTTTGACCATCAATATCTTTATGCCATTGTCTAGCTCGTTCATCCATAGCTGATGCCCATTCTTTTAGTGGTCTACTCAACCCTAATCTTTTAGCAACCTCTTGGTTTCCATAATTCATTGCTTGATGTGTTTCTGTCCTTGCTATCATAGTGGCTCTATATGGAGCAAAAGCAGTTATTTTTCGTATGTTTTTAGAAATCTGTGGGTTGGATAGCCCTGTGTCTAAACCTAGTGAAATTTCAGCTTGTATACCTTTTCTCGTGGTCTCTGTAATGTTAGTCAAA